TTAAAATATACTAATCAAAACGATAACTATAATAACCACTGCCACACTAAATCTAATCTTATTTTTCTTAGTAAGACTTTGCCATTTTTGTTTAAGTTTATCCATTATATCCTCATTTTTATTATTAAAAAACTAGAGGGGATTTGACTCCCCCCTAGACTCTTATGTTTAAGATATTTTGATAGTCTTTTCTTTCTTCTCTTCAGGTAAATCCTGAATCAAAGAAACATTAAGAACACCATCTTCTAACTTAACNTNNTNTACTTCCGTAAATTCAGCNANTTTAAANGNTTGTTCAAAAGACCTTTCACCAATACCTTTGTAAAGAAAATCTTTTTCATTCTTTACTTTTTTTCCTTTTATCTTTAAGACATTTTCTTTCACAGAGATTGTCAGGTCATCTTTTGAAAACCCTGCAATCGCCATTGAAATGTTATATGAACCATCTTTTATCTTTTCGATATTGTATGGTGGATAACTAACAGTCTTAAAACTATCAAGCTCATCAAANAGGCTATCAAAGCCTACTGTGAAAGCTCTAAACGGTGTTAAGTCTAGTGTCATTGTTACTCCTTTCTTTTTTAAGCGAGTTAATCAAGATACCCACTAGGCATATCTTGAAGTTAAAGTAAGAAAGGGCGTATATTTCAACGCCCTCTCTAAGTGTTTTTGTGTTATAGTATAAAGAAACTATTACGCTTCTTTAATTCCTACAGCCGCTTCTGGTCTAAGAGTTCCNTGACCCATAGCGTATTTNGCTACCATTAGCGTTCCTTGTCTGCGAATATCNTANTCNGATTCNACAGATAAGTCCATAAGTTTTACNGTACCAACTGCTGAAGGGTGTGACACAAGAGCTACAAAAGTTCTTAAGTCTACAGCTTGTGGAGTTGCAGTNGCGGCTGTTGCCGAACCTGCNTCTACTCCTGAAGTTACATTTGATTCTACAAAGTGAGGAACTGGAATTAAATCAATCCCTGCTACTCTTGCAACTCTGCCTTCTGCGANTGAACCTTTACCACTGAAATCANCATTGANNACGTTTGTAGCGTTTGCTAATTTGTAGTATTCTTCAAGTCTCATAAAGCATTTTCTGCCTTCACTTGGAACATAATTGGCATCTAACGCTTTAGCCGCAGAAAAGATAGCACCTATCATNGCNGTAGNNGCNGTTGCNTCTGTTGCTGAAGCTATGTTAGCGTCAAATATGTTTGCTGTTACGTCTCCACCTGTTACGTTAGGTGTAGTTCCTATTGCACATTGACCAATAGTTTGTAAAACGTGTTTATCTTTGACAAAAGCCAAAGCTCTGCCAATTTCGGCTGAGTATGCACTTCTTACGTCCCAATGGTTTTTTGCTTCTTCAATATTACTTAAAAATACTGAAGATGTTAAAAGGTCATTAATTGTAATAACCTTTTCGTTGTGNTTAGCAGTTGAGCCTNNAATTTCTGCTCCTGCCACATGGTAAGCCGCNNCAATTCTGCCCATAACTGGGAAGGTTGCNNNCTTNCCATTAGAGATAGAACGAACCATCTCTGCTCCGCCTGTTTTTGAAGCTCTGTCAAAAGAAGTAAGAACTTCTCCTGCAAAAACTTTTANGAAANANTGCNTCTTCTGTACCTGTCGAGTTTATCTGAGGTATACTCGCTGGTGTTGCATTTGCCATAATATATTCTCCTTTAGAATTTATGGTTAGTTAATAAAAGCCTTGTATTTTCAGCTTCTTAAACTAAATTGTCTTCCCGCAGGAAGGTCAAGTTAATCTACTTATTTACTTGGCAGTTGCCACCTATAAAGGTTGCACAACTATTTTTTATTATTTTTCTTCTCAGCTTCTTGAGCCTTATCAAGAAGGTCGTTTATATTCTTTAACGCTAAAATAGATATGGTTAATTTATCATATCTGTCTTTAATTGTTTCAAGAATATTATCATGGTCAGGAATACCTACTGGATTTTTTAAGTAAGTATCAACAACCGAAGTATGTTCAGCAATCTCCGCTTCATACTTTTTCTTTAAAGCATATAAAAACATATTACCTCTTTTTCTTTTTGTTTTTCTTCTTCTTATTTTTCTTCTTCTTTGTCATTTCTTCTCTCCTCTCTTAGATTTTACTATTTGCCAGTTTATTCTTTACTTCATTTTGATATGCAGGGTCTTTTGCGTATCTAGGGTCGGACATAGCCTGAGTAACTTGTGCCCAAGATTGAAAACCTTGTTCACCACTAGCACTAGCCTTACCTTCAACCAACTTAGGTTCACTACCTGTTGATTGAGCATATCTAGCTTTAAGACCTACCACTGCTAACTTAACAGCTTCTAAATCTTTACTATTTACAGCACTATTATATGCTGTCTTCTCAGTTTCGCTTAGATTTTGACCCGCCCACTCAGACATATTATCATACGCCTGTGTTCCGCCGACCATTTCTTTAACGCTTGAGGATTGTTGGTCAGCTATTGCTTGTTGTCCTGCAATAAATCTGTCCACATAATCTTTTGGTATTCCTGCTTTTTCTAATGATTTATAAGAACCATCAGCAAGTTTACCATCTTTCGCATATTCTTCTGATAATGATTCCATATTTAAACCTGCACTATCTACAGCCTTTGTAGCTATATCTAAATCAGATTTAGGTTGTTCTTTTAGTTCTNNCTTAGAAACTGGGTCTACTGATTTTTCAGTAGGTTGAGATTGCTCACCAAGTTTTTTTTCTAATTCTGAATATGATTTGACCAATTCATCAACTGAGTTGAATTTTTCAGGCAAACCTTCAGGTTTACTTTGTGTAGGCTTTATCTCTTCCACTGGTTTATCCGCAGTAGTTTCAGCACTTTGTACTTCTACTCTATCTACCATAATTTATTTCCTTTACTTATTAGGTTGTCATAGCTTTACTTACATTACCCGCAACAGGGGCAACTGCTTTCTCAGCCATTTGCATCATTTGTTGTTGTTGTTGCTGTTGTTGCATGGCTTCTTGTTCAGCCGCTAATTCTTCCTCAGTCTTAATCAAACCTTCCATCTCTATTCCTAAACTTGTAGCGATACGTTTAATTAAATCAGAAGTCTTTAACGATTGAACTACTTGTGGATTTATCTGAGCTAGATTTCCTATCTCAGCCACAAATTCTCTTAATTTTTGTAAATCATTACCTCTACCCAATGCTTCAATTCCTGTAATAATAGTAGGTTGAACTGAATCTTTAGGTAATGGTGGAATTTCTTTAGCTTCTTGCATACGTTTCATTAGTATTTTAACTAATGGAAGTTGAAACTCTTGGGATAGTAATGAATAAACACCACCCATACTTGTTTCTAATTGCTCAGCCATATATCTAATTTCTTGAGCTGTCACTCTTTCAGCATCTCTTTGTATTGCTGTGTGNAATAAGAAAGAATANAAAGCTATTTATGAAGAGTTAATACCATCTGATAAAAAACAATTCGTAGGACTCGCAATTAATAATTCAATTTGTTCACAGGAAATTCGTATTAGAGAAACATCCGTTGGATACACAACCTTTCCGAAAGATTATCGACTAGTGGGGCAGGAAGGTACGAATGAATATAAGCCTGCCGCTAAGTATTTCCCTAAATTATGCGAATACATAGAAAATGATTTGCCGCTAACTGAGATCGGACGAGTGCAGATAATGTTTAATAACATAGGGCAACAAACCGCACAACATCGCGATTTAATAGAAGAAGGATTGCGAGTTGATATGATGTGGTTGTGCCCAGAAGGAAATAAAGCATTTTGGGTTCAGAACGATGAAGGAAAGAAGATATATGCTCCGGGATATTCTGTTTGGTTCAACAACACATCTGTACATGGTACAGATGCAAAACCTAATGCATCTTATAGTATCAGAATTGATGGGAAGTTTCCGGATGAATTCGCCAAGAAGATAGGCACCATCTAA